GTGCTCTACCAATTGGAGCTATGTTCCCAAGTCCAGATGAAAGGATTTGAACCTCCGACTTCTCCGCCCCAAACGGAGAGCTCTACCAAACTGAGCTACACCTGGATAGTAGTCCTAACGGGATTTGAACCCGTGTCTTCACTGTGAAAGAGTGATGTCCTCACCACTAGACGATAGGACCTTGATTGTGCCACAACCACCAAGGAGGGGCACTCCATCGGCAGCGTAGCAACGACCCTAACGGGATTCGAACCCGTGATACCACCGTGACAGGGTAGCGTGATAGACCACTTCACTATAGGGTCAAGGTGGGAGAGAAGGGAATCGAACCCCCGATGGTTCCTATGTGACGGTTTTACAGACCGCTCCTACACGTATTGCCGACAGTAGGCACTCTCCCATATGGGTCTGGTGGGACTCGAACCCACAACTTCCAGGTTAAAAGCCCGTTACTCTACCATTGAGTTACAGACCCATCATAATATGGATAAATATTCAGTTGTCTAGGTTCTGGGAGAGGGGTGATCCCTCAACCACTTGATTAGAATACCACCGTTTGATCTCTGGGGGGAGGTTGGTGGACGCTTAGGAAACTGTCACAGGCAACAAAAAAAGGGGAGGAAACTTTTGGTTTCTCTCCCCTTTCTTTTGCTTTTATGAATTACATATCTTACATATGTCTATCCATATCCGCAAACAGAGGAGTACCCTCAATATGCCAATAGCGGCAATCGAGATTACTAAACTGTTTTGTGGGCATTGGATAAGACATTGTTTCGACCTAAGTGTTTTATTTATAAGACTTTTTTGTTAAAAAGTCAAGCGCCTCAGGTAGGATTCGAACCTACGGCTAACCGCTTAGAAGGCGGATACTCTAGTCCACTGAGTTACTGAGGCAAGGGACCTCCCTGTTTGTGCTTCTATGAGAGGCATGGGAGGGGCAGGTCTTACACGGAGTTTGGACCCCCGTCGCCTATGGGAGTATTATACTACTGCTTAGGGCAGTCGTCAACCCATACGGCACAGATTCTCATTTCTCCACCAAGCAGTCTCTGTGCCTCACTGCCGTCTGGTGGTTTCTCAACATAACGTGGTTTATAACGCTTATTTGCTTCTTCAATGAAGCGATTATATTCTGGAATCGCTTCATTAATTGCACGATCTACATCACGTTTGACCCTACGTTCTATTTTGTCAGGATCTTGAATAAAAATCTCATTGAGAATAGTCTGTGGGAAATATTTTCTTTGAATTTCATCCAATAAGTCCCAAAGTCCATCTTCTGATGCTCCAGTACATTGTGAGAGTGTTGTAACAATAGTTGATAGTATAATACTTACAATTATTAATTGCTTCTTATCTGGTTTCTTTTTTCCAAAATTAAAGTTAATCATCAGAGTTTTTAAGTTTCGAAGTTACTTTATCCAGTAACACTCCCATATATGGTTCCCAAAACTTATGTCCCCATTTTTCACCATTTCTCAAATCATAAGGTATATAAATTTTTTTCGCTAACAAAAAATTTTGGATTAACTCTAATTCTTTTTGAGTTAACTTTATTTCAGTTTCTTTTTCCATACTTAAAATGTAAAGGGGGGAGAGTTCTGCAGCACTCTCCCATATTTATCCTACATTAGGAATTTTTAGTTTCAACCTCTACCGTGATCAGTCGGTTAGCATACTGATGAGCATATGAAGTGCGAGCACCATGAATGCCCCAACCAATCCAACTATACGCATAGTTCATGTAACGATCGATAGACTTACCAGGCATCTTCATACGGTCTTCGATTCGTTGCCACTGAACTTCATTTGTTAGATAACGAAGTTGCGTGTGAAGTGATGATGGAGAAACACCATACTTCTTAGCAAAATCACCCAATCCATAATAACGATTGGCAGATGTCCATTGGATCAGTCCGTAACCACCATAGCAATTACGATAACTGGTCCTTGCACCACCCTCACAGATATTAGGCACGAACATAGATTCTTGCTTAATGTTACCCATGATGGTAGCTAGGGCGTTTCTGTCTTTAATTCCTTGCTCTTGGAAATAATCCAATGCAAGATTCTCATGTTCTGAACACCCTTTACAAATTAGCCTTTTCTCTTTTGGCTTTTCGGGAGCAACCTCTAGGATCGCTGTCTTCTCAGGTTCAAACTCTTTAATGATAGAGAAAGGTTTTGCATCCACAGGGGGAGGCGGACCTTGCAGTTTATAACTAGAGAATGGCAGTGTTGCCGTACTGGTTGTAACCGCTGCCAGAAGGGGCATGGCTACAGTAAAGAATTGTTGCATTAAATTTAATTGAACTCTACATCCGTATAGAGAAAGGGGTATACCCTCCTCTCAGAGGGCGATCTCCACGGCTCTAATTGTCACATCAAGGACTAATAACAAAAAACCCACCACAAAGATGGGTTTGACCATAATAAGTTACTATTTAGATTTTGTCAAGAATTTGACTATCACTAAATAGGTTTAGTGTTTATCATAACAAAAAATGAAAAGACTAATCCTAGCCTTTTCGTTATTCTTTACAACACCAGTCTTTGCAGGGGAAATCACCCATAAGATTGTTGATTCGGTACAACTTACTGTAGACGGTGCTGCCTCTGCTGCTACCAGAATCGGTTCTTCTTACGCTGTAACTGGAAGCAACATCTCTGCCACAACCTTTGGTGGTCTCACTGCTCCTGCGAGTGCTACTGCTGCTGCTACCCAAATTCAGGGTTCTTATGATGTGAACACTGCAGGTCAGGCATTCTCCTTTAGCGAGTCCTTCACTTTAGGTGATACTGTTTCCAGCGGAACAACTGTCACATCAGGTGTTGTTGGTTCTCTTCCTGCCTTTGGAAATGTAACCACATCTTCTGGTGGAGTTGCTGGTGCTCTTGCTGGTACTCTCTCTGCTACTGGTGTTCCTACTGTCACCGCTGGTGGTGCTGGAACTCAGGCAGTCGGTCAAAGAAGCGTTGAGTTAAGCGTATTTAAATGAGACATATAACTCCCGCTTTGCTCATAGCAACGGGACTTATTTCTCCCGCTATGGCAGTGCCAGTTGTACCTAACTTTACCTCTGGCACAATGACTTCACATACGGAGTCCACAACAACTGTAAATGAAACGATTCGCCAAATTGATTACCAGACAGGATGGAGTTACACAGTCACAGGGACCAATATCAACATTCCCTCAACACCACAAGTAGGAACACCTTACACCGTTTTTCAGAATGGTGCTCCATTCCAGTTCTCGGAAACTTATTCGGGGCCAGGAATGATCAAAGACACAACTGTGATTCGAAGCACAACCATAATGTCCGTTACAGATACAACAAGTGTCTTCACACAATAGCATCCACCCTTGTTCTCACTGTCTCTGTGACCCCTGCATTTGCGGAAGGGGACGTACCTGTGACTGCAGTTGCAAACCCACAGGCAACCTCAACAGGAAGTGTAACAAACCAGGCAGTACAAGTCTTACAGGGTCCCTACGTCACCAACTCATACGGTGGTGGCGTAAGTTGTCAGGGACCAACCTTTAACTTAACTCCATTCTACACAACAACTCATAGTGGTCAGAGACCATATGAGGATTATGCGAACCTTGATAATGACCCTACAACCCCCCTGGAAAGAACTGGGCAGAAGGATAACTTCTCTGGTAACTTCGGCATCTCTGGCACGATCTCAATACCCTTAGACGGGGGATTACAAGAGCGTTGTAAGGCAGCAGCAGAAGTATGGACTAATCGCCAGAGGGCGGAGACCGATAAGGCCCGCCTTGATTTTGAACTCGTTCGCCTTTTAAGATGCGGGGAAGCCAAGAAGGCAGGAATCCACTTCCATCCTCAGTCTCCGTATGCGAAGATATGTTCAGACGTTGTTGTTGTGCCCAATGGAGGTACTGTTCTTTCTTCTGCAACTTCAGTTCCTTCTGGAAAGCCTTCACAATCTTCTTCTTCAAATCCAACTGGGCAGCGAAATCAACCTGTAATTCGTAAGGCGTCAGGTCTCGGTGGAGTCGTTTCTTTGCCTGGATATAAATCTGTTGGACAATAGGTTTCATCTTACCTACCATCCATTCCACCAAAGATTTCCCAACAATAGCCGCAGCAACGGAAGCAGTAGCAGTAGTGCCAGCAAGCATAACTTGCTCCTTAGGAGGAATTGGGACTTCTCCGATGAGGGGTACTTCAATGACTGGTACTCCTAGATTATTTGTGGGTGGTAAATCGGAAATATTCCGATCATCCTGCGAATTTTGAACAACTTGTGGCAGTTGAGGAGTAGGGGGTGGTGGTGGAATCTGCCTATCTTTAATTTGCTCTTCTTCTTTCTTTTCTTCTTGTGTGTTCTGCCCCCCAACCATTTGCTTCCACTGCTCCATCGTAGGAACATCAATAGGTTCATAGTAAGGTATATTCGCAGATGGTACTTCTACCACAGGTTTTTGTAGTGCTCTTATTGATGGTGGTAATAAGACTGGAGGTTCCAGTTGACGGATAGCAGGAACCTCAACTCGTGGTACATTTATTTCAGGAATTTCATTCATTCAGAGTTCCATTTCTCCTTCTGATTTCTTTGAGAGGTTCCCAGTCCTTATCCTTTGTTCCACCATCATAAGGAAGTGCATAACCCTCGGCAATCATCTGGTTATTAAGTGAGGCATCTTCACCATTGATATAAAGTTGTCCAATGATTCTTCCATACTTCTCAGTGGAGTCTGGAAGTTGGGTGCGGATGATAATATCACTAGCATGTATCAGACGATGCTTCAACCATTCCTTAGCATCAAGACCTAATGCTTTTTCTGCTTTGTCAGTGGTTCTGCTTTCGGGCGTGTCAACACCCGCCAAACGAATTCGCTTAGTGAGACTAATATCAAACCCCAAATCAATGTCAGCGTCAATAGTGTCGCCATCTACAACTCTACCTACCGATTTAATTCTGTAAATATACGGATCTTTATCTGCCATTAGAAAGGAAGTTTAAACTCTTTCGTATTTAGTTTAGGCAGAGATAATTTTTCAAATGCTTTCTTGACTTGCTTCTCTACAACAACACCAACAAACTCTTCAGGGTTGTCTAAAATCTTCTGTGCTTTCTGATAAGTGATATAAGCACCCACACCAATTACAGCACTAATGCTCAGACTTGTGATTGATAGAATCAGACTCAGGTGTTTCATCTTTCATTTCCTCGTATGCTAACTTTAATATGTAGTAAATCACATATACCGTAAAGGCAAGACCACAGGATAAAAGTATGACAACACCGTAAGGAAAGTCTTGTGGCATCAGTATCTACCAGGAGTACAGTATTCTACTTTCTTATTTGGATAATAAGGATATAGACCATCTTGTGGTTTCATCCATCCACAACCAATCAACCATTCCTTAGTCATTGGAGTTGGTTTTACCTGATCCCATAAAGGTCCAGCAGCACACATTTCTAGGTGTCTTGCAGTTTGGTTGGACTGTTCTTCTGCCCAGTTTGCATCTGCTTCCCAAGGCACTGCACGACTTTGCCCCATTGTCTCATAAGAAAGTTTGGTCATCTTCATCAACCAGGCAGGTATTTCCGAGTCCTGATGCACTTGTGCCATAAAGGAGGTTTGCATTCCACCACCCATACAGTCCTGAACAGCGTGCCATCCTTCGTGACGCATTGTTCCTAGAAACTCTCTGGGGTCTCCGATAAGGTCTTCATTTACAAAGAAACGGTTGTACTCTGGTTTGTAGAGTCCAACCGTTCTTGGAGTAAAGTATCTTTTTGGAGCAACATAAACCTCAACTCCAACCTTATCAAGTCCAGAAATGATTGCTTTGATTTCTTCTCTGAATGGATCAAAGTCCTTTTCTGCAAGAAATGCAGAGTCTGCGGTAAGTTTCTCAACACCTTCGGTACATTCCCGAAGAATCATACATCCCATTGCTGCAAGACTATGTGATTTAACCGTTGGTTGTTTTGGTTCTAATGATTCAGCACTCACAGGAGTGATTAATGAAAGTGATAGTCCTATTGTTGCAAGGATTTTTTTCATTCATCCCACCATCCTTCTTGTTTATGTATAAAGACTTTTAGGTCTTTAACATATTTTCGTAACATTTGCGCCTGCTCTTCGTGCCAAAAATCACCCGTCTCCATCCAGAGGCGGGTGTGGTTATCTATGGCTTTGAGTATTTGATGGATGGGAGCATTCCAACACTCCCTTTTAGGAGTGTTCCATTCTCGTGGCACGGTATTACGAGCGAGTGTATTTCATTGTAACGAAAATAGTCCAGTTGGCAACTGCCAGGACTGATCTCAACATATCCGACGATCATAAAAGCAATGAACTCCATTACTTCTTCTTGCCGCCGTTCTTCGCTTTTTTGGCAGTTGCGTTGCCCTGGTTCTGCTTTTTATTACCAGCAGAACCTTTCTTACCCTTGTTTGGTGACTTGGACATTATGCTCCACCTGTGCGTGGTTGTACTTGACCTTCTAATACTTCAACTCTTTCCTCAAGAGATGGTGCTGATTCCACTTCTGGAGTAGGAGGTTCTGGTGGTGCTTCCATTGCCACTTCCACTCTGCGGGGCTCTTCTTTTTTCTCATCATCCTCACCACCTTTCTTCATGGTATTAATTCCAAAGGTAGCAGCAGATGCTGTAAAGACAGTAGCAATAAAAGTTGGGTCCATCTTGGAGAGTAGACCTGCATAACTAGCGGTAAGAAGAGCAGCAGACCAACTCAAAATCGCAACACGAATAACAGTACTCATACATTTTCCTTTATTTTGTTCCATCAGTCCGTGTGATGAAGTCTGTAATATTTAGGTTTTTAGAACCTAAACTTAACTTTTGCTGCAACAGAGTTGGTTGTAACTCCACCATTATCACCATGAGAACCTTCAATAGAAATAACTTCCTTGTAATCTATTGCTGCTGTAAACCCATAAGAATTATCAGTGCCATAAGAACCATCAACAGAGATGCCAAAAACATCTTTTTTCTTGCCTCCAAATCTGGTTTCTAGTTTGAGACCTGCTTCACCAACATGTGTGGTTTCATTATATGCCTCAACACTTCTGGCAGACTGAACAGATCCAGTCTCAACATAAGCATCTCTCTTCACATTTCTAACTGTATGTCCTATGAATGGTTTGAACCATCCAGAGTTGTTAGCATACAATCTGTTATGAATCCACCACTGTTGACCTTCTACTTTACCCCAGTTACCAAACTGATACTCAAGTGTTCTTGCATAATCATACTTATCTTTAGAACCACCAGCATTGGTGACTAATGCTAAATCTCTACCATGAAAACTGTTGAATACACCAACATGATCTCTCTTGAGATGTGAGATGCTATCTACACCTTGCATTTCGGTGTAAATTTGATTGTAGTGTACTCCAGCAGTCCATCCTTTTGTTAGATCATATTCAAATCCACCACCAAAAATAGTGGT